AAGATTACTAAACGTATTAGTGTTCTTTGTCATGATTTAAATATGGAATATATTGACCCAACGTTTGTTACCCTAAAAGTAACTTCAGGGATTTACGATGGAATTTCAACAACCGAATTAGATGTATTAGCTGCGGAGACTGCTGCAGCTATGGTTACCACACATCCTGATTATGCAAAACTGGCGGGAAGATTAGCTGTTTCTAATTTACATAAAACAACACCTAAAAAGTTTTCACAATCAATGAAAGAATTATATTCCTTCATTGAACCAAAAACAGGTAAAGAATCTTCATTAATTGATAATAATATATACCAATTTGTTTTATCGAACAAAGAAATTTTAGATGGTACTATAAATCAAGATCGTGATTTAGATTTTGATTATTTTGGAATTAAAACTTTAGAACGTTCTTATCTATTAAAAATTGGTAGTCGTATTGTTGAAAGACCCCAATATCTTTATATGAGAGTTGCAGTTGGTATTTGTAAAGGAGATGTCAATATGGCGTTAAGAATTTATGATGACCTATCACAACATTTTTATACACACGCAACACCCACATTATTTAATGCTGGAACTAAAAGAGCACAAATGTCATCTTGTTTCTTAATTGGAAATAAAGGGGACGATATTGATGGATTGTTTGATACAATTTCTGACGTTGCAAAGATTTCTAAGTGGGCTGGTGGTATTGGATTACACGTACACGATGTTCGTGCTAAGGGATCATATATTAAAGGAACTGGTGGAGAATCTGATGGTCTGTTACCAATGATGAAGACATATAATGAGGTTGCTCGTTGGATTAATCAAGGTGGTAAACGTAAGGGTTCATTTGCTATTTATCTTGAACCATGGCACGCTGACATTTATGAATTTATTGATTTAAGAAAGAATCATGGTAAAGAAGAAATGAGAGCAAGGGATTTGTTTTTAGCAATGTGGACACCAGATTTATTTATGAAACGTGTTGAGGAAGACGGTGATTGGACATTGTTCTCACCTGATGAAGCACCAGGATTATCTGACGCTTACGATACACCTGAAGAAAAAACATTTACCATGTTGTACGAATCTTACGAACAACAGGGGTTAGGAAGAAAAGTGGTTAAAGCAAGAAAATTAATGGATGCAATTTTAACCGCACAAATCGAAACAGGAACACCTTATATGTTATATAAAGATCCTGCAAATTATAAATCAAATCAAAAGAATTTAGGTACGATTAAATCATCAAATTTATGTACCGAAATTATTGAATACTCATCACCAACAGAACAAGCTGTTTGTAATTTGGCTTCAATCGCATTACCTAAGTATATCGTTAACGGTGAATTTAATCACGATATGTTATACGAATATACCTATCAAGTTGTAAAAAACTTGAACAACGTAATCGATTTAAATTTTTATCCAACTGAAGAAACAAAACGTTCAAATTTCAGACATCGTCCTGTTGGTTTAGGTATTCAAGGATTAGCGGATGTATTATGTATGTTACATTTACCATTCGAATCTGATAAAGCAGATACACTACAAACCGATATTTTTGAAACAATATATTTTGCGGCGATGACGTCTTCAAAAGATTTAGCTAAAGAATTCGGAGCATATGAAACAATCGTCGGTTCCCCAATTGAAAAAGGAATCTTCCAATATCAAATGTGGAATAAAGTTGATTCTGATTTATCTGGTCGTTGGGATTGGAAATCATTAAGAAAAGATGTCATCAAATTTGGAGTTAGAAACTCATTATTGGTGGCACCGATGCCAACAGCATCTACCGCACAGATTTTAGGTAACAACGAAGCGTTTGAACCATTTACAACTAATTTATATTCTCGTCGTACATTAAGTGGTGAGTTTGTTATGATTAATAAACATTTGGTAAAAGATTTATTAAATCTTGGAATGTGGAACGAAGGAATTAAAAACAAACTAATCATGGAAAATGGTTCGGTTCAAAATATTCCAGAATTACCAACAGATTTAAAAGAGATTTATAAGACTGTTTGGGAAATGTCACAAAAGAGAATTTTACAAATGGCGGCAAATAGAAGTGTGTTTATTGACCAATCACAATCATTAAATTTATTTATTGATAACGCGACTAAACCTAAATTATTAGCGGCACACTTATTTGGATGGAAGTTAGGATTAAAAACGGGTATGTATTACTTAAGAACAAGAGCCGCGGTAGATGCGTTAAAGGGATTAGGTGTCGACACGTCAACACCAAAATCGGTGGAACAACCAACAGGACAACAAACAGGACAACAAACTGCGGTATATCCTACCACACCAAAAAATAATCCAATTATTAGTGAAAATACTCCAGAATTACAAATGACAATCGAAAGACCAATAGACTCACCATTTGATTGTGAGGGATGTGGTTCATAAAAATAACGTTTGAATGTCAAAACAATATTAAATCCAACTTAGGTTGGATTTTTTATTTATTACCATTTTAGATTAGTTTATATTTATAATCATGGCGATAACATACGGAATTGATTTCCCATTTAGAGATAGTTTAAAGGGTGATTATGTTAAATTAACAACAACACCCGAAAGAGAAGTACGAGCGAATCTTATACATCTTTTATTGACAAGAAGAGGTAGTCGTTATTTCTTACCCGATTTTGGTTCAAGATTATACCTATATATCTTTGACCAAAACGATAGTGTTACATTCGATTTAATTGAAGATGAAATAAGAGAATCCGTTAAAAAATACATTCCAAATTTAGATATAACAAAATTAGATGTTATGTCCGCAGAAGATGACCCCGATACTGTTAGAACATTTAATCAAGATGAAGATGAAAGACTATTTAGGGTTTCTGACAATACAACTAAACCACACACCGCAGTAGTGAAAATTGAATATACGGTTAATAACGGAGCATTTTCATCTTCGGACTTTATAATACTAAACATTTAAAATGGCTAAGAAAATATCATACGCAACAAGAGATTTTGCAGGACTAAGACAAGAATTAGTAAATCTAACAAAAGAATATTATCCTGATTTGGTTAAAAATACCAATGATGCGTCCATATTCTCCGTTTTATTAGATTTAAATGCTGCTGTTGCAGATAACTTACACTTTCACATTGATAGAGTTTGGCAAGAAACCATGTTGGATTTTGCACAACAAAGACAATCATTATTTAATATTGCTAAAACGTATGGTATAAAAATTCCTGGAACAAGACCATCGGTAGCATTGTGTGACTTTTCAATAAATGTACCCGTTAGAGGTGATAAGGAAGACCAAAGATATTTGGGAACATTAAGGATTGGTGCTCAAGTTTCAGGAGGAGGACAAATATTTGAAACAATTAATGATATCGATTTCTCAAGTCCATTTAACAATAAGGGAGAACCAAATAGATTAAAGATACCAAACTTTGATGGTAATAACATATGTGTTTCTTATACAATTACAAAGAGAGAACCTGTGGTTAATGGAGTAACAAGAATATACCGAAGAGTAATAAGTGAGTTAGACCAAAAACCCTTTTTAAGACTTTTCTTACCTGAACAAAATGTTTTAGGTGTGGTAGGGGTGATACACAAAGAAGGAACATCTTTTGGAACCAACCCAACGGCTTCTGAATTTAACGCATCGACAAATAAATGGTACGAAGTTAAGTCGTTAATACAAGATAAAGTATTCATAGAAGACCCAACTTCAGTATCCGATAAAGACAATTTTAGGGCAGGAACTTACTTACAAGTTAATACTAAATTCTATACAGAATATACGCCTGAAAGTTATTTTTCATTAACTTTTGGTAGTGGTTCCGTTGACCCATTAGAGAATTTAGACAATTACATGACAGGTCAATTAAAAGTTAACTTGGCTAATTATTTAAACAATATGTCATTAGGGTCAATACCTAAAGCAAACACCACATTGTTTGTGAAATATCGTATTGGTGGGGGTAAAGATTCGAATTTAGGGGTTAATATCATTACAAGTGTAGATAGTGTTGAATTTAACATAAATGGTCCTAATAACGCAATTAATTCACAAGTTGAATTATCTTTAAGAGTTAACAATGTAACGGCAGCTGTGGGTGGTGCGGATCAACCTACAATCGAAGAAATTAGAAACATGGTTTCTTATAATTTTGCAGCACAAAATAGAGCGGTAACATTAAATGATTATAAGTCATTAATTGAGACAATGCCATCCACATACGGAGCACCCGCTAAAGTTAATGTAATGGAGGAAGATAATAAGGTTAGAGTAAAATTATTATCCTATGATGACCAAGGTAATCTAACCGATGTAATATCTAACACATTGAAAAACAATATATTAAATTATCTTTCAGAATATAGAATGATTAATGATTATATTGAAGTTGCAAATGGACAAGTTATTGACTTAGGATTAGATATTAATTTGGTAATTAATAAAAACGAAAACCCAACGGACGTTATTAAACAAGTAATTCAAACATCAATAATGTTCTTCGCCATTGACAAACGAAAAATGGGTGACCCATTATTTGTGGGAGATTTAATTCGAGAAATTGGTTCAATTTATGGTGTTGTTAACGTAGTGGCAATTAAAGTATTTAATAAAATTGGTGGTAAATACTCATCATCTGAAGTATCACAATCATATATAGATACAACAACTAAAGAAATACAACAAATTGATACGACGGTCTTTATGCAGTCAAATCAAATATTCCAAATCAGATTTCCAAATAGTGATATAAGGGTAGCAACTAAACCTTCAGGAACGACTACATACTAAAATGTTTTTTCTTTATAATAGTAGAAAATCACATGCTTTCTATTTATTAAGAGAATGATGCAAAAACATAGAATTTCAACAAATATCGGTAAAGAACAGAAGGTCACTGTCGAATTAAAACAAGACTACGATCAACTGGAAATTTTATCCTTAAAATTCTCACAAACAGATGTTTACACATCACTTTGTGCGGACTATGGGGTGGTTTGTGGTAGAATTACCGCGAATGACGGATTTGGAATACCTAATGTTAGAGTATCAATATTTGTACCTCAAACCGAAACAGATTCAACCGACCCCATAATTTCTGCATTATATCCTTACACCGAAGTTTCAGATAAAAATGATGACAATTATAGATATAATTTGTTACCAGCAAGAAAACAACATGGTGGACACAAACCAACAGGAACCTTTCCCGACCAATCGGATATTTTAACAAGAGAGGAAGTATTAGAAGTATACGAAAATTATTATAGATATACTGTTAAGACTAACGAATCGGGTGACTTCATGATTTGGGGTGTGCCGGTGGGTAAACAAACATTACATGTCGACTTAGATTTATCGGATATTGGTTGTTTCTCATTAAGACCTTATGACTTTATTAAAAGAGGAGAAGGTATTGAGAAGTTTGAAAGATACTATGAATTTAAATCAAGTTCAGATATAGATGGGCTACCACAAATTATCAAATACGATAGAACTATTGAAGTTTTCCCGTTTTGGGGAAATCTTGATTTATGTGAAATAGGAATATCAAGAGTTGATTATGACATATCACAAAGTGGTATTAGAATTGAACCCATATCATTAATTTTAACATCCACAATTACAGATGATAATGGAGATGCGGTAAAAAGAAATGGGGTTATCAGAAGAAATACTGGTTATAAATGTAATCTACAAACAACCGAAGGTAAAATTTCCGCAGTTAGATATACCGGTAAAAAAGTTTATGGTTCAGATGAAACAACATTATACCCTCAATTAGAATATTTTAATCCGTCAGAAACTATTGATGAGGATGGTGCTGCGATGGTGGTACTACCAATGAACTTGGAATATGTTTTTACAAATGAATTTGGTGAACAAGAAATAACCAACGACACAAACAAGGGCATACCAACAACTACAATTGCAAGATTTAAATTTTCACTTGATGGTAACAATGAAAAAACAGGAACAGCAAATTATCTAGTTCCACAAATTAGAGAATATAATTCAAACGCAAATGGTCAGAATGATTTAGGTGAATATAATGAAGATTTATTAACAACATATCAATTTTCTGACGTATTTGAAGATTATATTAATATTGTTCCACCATCCGGTGTTACATTATCACAAATGTCAACCACATATCAAACAGATAAAACTGCGCTTATGTTAGGTACATGTTCTGGTTGTGATTTAGGTGTACCACAAGATGTTTTTTATAAATTTATTTTTGGTAAGGTTTATACCGTTTCATCATTTCAAGGTTCACACTACGAAGTATCTGCGGGAGAATCATTTTTAGGACTTTCAAGAAGAGACGCATTTTTAGGTTTAAAAGAAATTAGACCAAATACAGAAGATGACTGCACAAGTAAATCAAATTATTTCCCAACCAATTTTGCATTTAGAAATAGAATAAAATTTGGATTAGTATTATCTGAAGTTTTACTATTTGTACAATATATTTTTACAATTGTACAGATATTTGTTTTTGAGACTATAGGTAGAGTTATGTGGAATGTGGGTGGTGCGGCTATGGCATTTAGATTTTTGCGTAACCACTATTTAATGGGAATTGGTGTCGGATTAAGGGAATTTGCCATGAGAGTAAAAGAAGGTGGTCAAACAATACTACCATTAACAACTTATCCCGATTGTGAGGAGTGTACAACCGATGTTGATAGTGCAACTCAAAATTCTGGTGGTTTTAATCTTAATTTATATAATAGAAGTGCGGAGATTAAAACTATAGTTGTACCATATGAAGGATATATTTATTTGGTTTATTTGTCAGGACAAACACCAAACTATTTAAATACAAGTACAACAACAGGTACAACATTTTTAACTGAATTATATAATGGTGAGTCGGCAAAAGAAACTAGTGCAACTGGAATAACCGAAAGTCAGATTACATTATTACATACATACTCAAATCCAAACGCAACATCAGAAAGAAGATTTGTTGGTGGAATTTATCCGCTAGCTGGTACTGACCCATCCACAGATACATTTAACGATATGTTTACAGAATTTAATTCCGCATTTGTAGAAGGACAATTAAATTCATATTTTCAATTAGTTACTGTATCATCACCAACAAATACAGGTAACTCTGTAAAAATTACGGTTATTCCTAATCAAAGTGTTTATGCTGAATACGTTGATGTGGCGGGAGGGGCAATTCCCACAACGGAAGATATTGACATTGAACTTTTAATTAGAAATAATTGTGATTATTCATATAGAACACAAACAATAATAATACCGAGTGGGTCGACCATAAGTGGATATGCGACATTACAGTTAACAGATTGTGGAGGAGGTTCTACACAACTAGAAAGTTATGAAAGAGTTACCTCATTTACACCGAGCACATATAGACAATATAATTCAGGAGGGGCTTTAACATATACTAATGTTCCAGCAATTAAGATGTCATATTCATATTGGGCAACATATGCCGGTGTAGATTATTCTAGTGGAGGTATTGATGGAATAAGGGACTTATATGCCGTTGTTAGACTTTACGATAAGGGAAGTGTAAAAACAACCGGTGCGTTAGGTCAATTAGTAATTGAACAAGGATGTGCAAAGTATGATAAATTTTATGATGAAACTAATGTATTAACATATCTATGGTCATCATCTGGAAGTTATGGTACCGCATTAGATACATCAAACGCGGGTAATCCAAATGGTTCAAGATGGTATCAGGCATCAAAACGTACAACATATGATGAAGGTAGAACGGTTAACTCATTTCACTTATTAGGTAAACCATTTTATACTAATTCAGCATATCGTGAATCATTAACAAGTCCTGGCTCGAATTATACTTTAGTTGCCGCAATTGCGGGTACCACATCCACAAGGAGACTACCAAATATTGCAGATTTAGAGGGTGGAGATAACACATATTCTAAAAAAACAAAATCAGGATTAACTGAAATCAGAGACGGTGTTGTTACAATTGTTCCTGTTATTAACGGTACATCTAAAAATCAATCAGTAATAAAGGAATGGTATCGAAGAAAAAGAGTTGGTGTTTTCTTTTGTGGTGGAGTAACAAATTATTCGTTCATTGATAACTGGTTAAATGGAGTACTATACTTTTTTAAATTTGATAAGAGAATAAAATGGGATGATGTAAATGTTTTAGATTTAAATCAAAGAGGTTCAAAATATCCAAGAGAGTTAGTTTTCTACAATATACTCGACCAACAATTTTATTATAGGTCAACACCATATAACCCAACAAGTGGTTTTATTGGTCAAAAATATTACAATTCAAGTGGTGCATTAAGTTATAGAGAAATTTTACACCCAACAACATTTTATGATGTTGGAGTAAGAGATGAATTTTTATATGAGATTTGTCAAGACCCAAGAATTGACCCAACGTGTTCTGTAATTAGAGATGTCAACACAACTTCATATCAAGACCCCGCAAATATTGTAGAATACGCAATAAACTATAGGTTAGATATAAATGGTGGTAAATTTGATGTTGGTGATTTCTTTAGTGGAGCTGGAATGGGTTCGAATGTCGGAGCATTTGACGGAGATATTACTCAATTAATGTCAATAAATTGTGAAGCAGGTATTGAAGCGTTTGATTTAGATAGTCCACATTATTTTATTTATAATGGTGAATTAATGGATCCAGAAGACTCTTATTTTTCATCCTTTTTCAAACCGACAGGAACATTTGGACCAACACCAATAGATTTAAAATTAGATACAAATGGTTCATTTATAAGACAATGTTTAAATTTTAGATTGGGTGATTATTCACAAAAAGTACCATTCTATTTGTGGGATAAAAAGGGAACGGGATTTGGTAGTTATAGTACCGCTGAAGATGACCAACAATGGGATAGAACATCAATTGCATCAATGAAATTACAAAGAATGTTTTCAATAAGTGGAGCAACAAATACAACAACAAACTATTTGATGGCAGATGGTGAAGAAGAATACTTACTAAAACCAATGACAATAACTCACCCACAATATTCATTTACGGGTAACACAACAGATATGTTGGAAAGATTTGAAAACATTAGTTTAAGTGCACCAGCAGGATCTGCAGTTGGATTTGTTGAAGGAGATGTTTGGTTACACGTTCAATCGGGTACAACAAAAGATCCTATGAGTGGTACAACTTATGTTGTTGTAAATCAGACATGGACAAGTCAACCCGATAAGTACGTTAAAGATTATAGAGAAAGTTTT